ATTAAGCGATCCTATTTACAAAATCATAGACGGTTTATATTTTTTTGATAGCGATTCTTCATCAGATGTAAAAAATATATCTTATAAAAATATTTTAGCGTATACACATATAAATCAGCAATCTACAAGTCAATTAGTTTCAGAAGGCGGATTGAATAACAAAACTGTATCAGTAGATCTTAGAACTGGAGGAGTCCGAACTATAAATTATAGTCATGCCCGATCGAATTTCCAAGGACCACCAGGTTCTAAGTCACAAATTTTACCTACATTCGAAGCAAAAAATAATAAACAGGCAAAATTATATAATCATATAAAATCTACTACAAATCCGGATAATTTTTTAGAGGACAAATTGGGTAAAGCTAAATCATTTTTTGAATTAATGATGCAAAATATACTTAGAATTGCAGTGCCAGGAGATGAGTATATATCTGCAGGTCATGTAATTGATGTAAAAGTTCCTAATCCATCTGGAACAACTGAAAAACTTGAAATTTCTGATTATGTATCAGGACCTATGTTAATATCTAGTGCTAGGCATATGATTGAACGTGATGAAAAGCAGGGTGGGTTTTCATATTATACTTCTATGGAACTAGTAAATCCATTTTTTGGTAGAGGATAGATAAATGAGTAGATTTATAGGTGAAACGAATTTTTTATGGTTTTTTGCTAGGATTACAAATGTAAATGATCCTGATATGTTAGGCCAATGCCAAATACGTATTGCTGGATTTCATGATGATATTCCCGATAAAGATTTACCATGGGCAATGCCATTACTTCCGATTATGAGCGCAAGTCATAAACTAGAAGTTGAAGAAGAGGTAGGAATTTCACCAACAGGATTAACCATTGATAGTATGATATTCGGTTTTTTTGCTGATGGATCAGCATCTAGAGTTCCTGTTATTCTTGGAAGTATGCCAACAATACCAGATAATAACAAAAATAAACATGATGTTCCAAAGGCAGCTAGAGAGATTAATGTCTGGGAAAATAAACCATTAATAAAAAAAGAACCAAAAAGTCCATATAATTCTAAGTATCCATTTAATAAAGTAACAAAAACTCTAAGTGGTCATACCGTTGAATTAGATGATACGCCAGGATTTGAACGGATCCATGTTTACCATAAATCTGGGTCATATATTGAGATGCATCCAAATGGAAATATAGTATTAAAATCTGCTGCAAATAACTATCATATTATAGCCGGTAATGAAGAAGCTTATGTGAGGGGAAATGCGGATATCCAGGTTGAAGGGAATATAAATGTCAAAAGTAATCAAAATATTACTGTAACATCAGATAAAACGACTACGATTTCTTCTAAGAATATAAATTTAAATGCGGAAGGAAATATAACACTAAAGGCAGGCAATTCTATAAAATTAGATTCCCAATCAAATAGATTAAGTAGAAGAAATATATTAGATGATACTAGATTTACGGGTAAAGCATCGCCGTTTCATGATGATTAAAATAGACATATAAATAAAAAATAAATGGAAAAAATATAAATGGCACTACCAACAGTAGCAGAAAGATATTCTTTACAAAGACCTGAAAACGATATTTTATATAGTGATTTTTTGACGGATTTAAACTTTCACCCACAAACTAATGCTCTTTTATCTATAGTAAATGAAGCATCTGTCGCAAGATCAATTAGAAATTTGCTTCTTACTAATAAGTATGAGAGATTATTTAACCCAAATATCGGATCGAATATTAGATCTATTTTATTTGAAAATGTTTCAGGCCATTCTACTGCCGCTTTAAAAACTGCAATTACAGAAACTATTGAAAATTATGAACCTAGAGCTAAATTGGTTTCAGTAAATGTTACGGCATATCCTGATAGAAATGGATACGTCACAACTATAACCTTTTATATATTAAATGAAAGCGAATCTGTTACAATCAATGTACCTTTGTATAGAGTAAGATAAATGGCAAATACAAGTATTAGTTTAGTTAATTTAGACTTTTCTTCACTAAAAGAAGGGTTTAAAGAATACCTTAAATCCCAGCCTTTATTTAAAGACTATGATTACGAAGGAAGCAATATAAATGTTCTTCTTGATGTATTATCATATAATACGTATATGAATTCTTTCTACTTAAATATGGTTGCAAACGAAATGTTTATTGATAGTGCTGAGTTACGGGAAAGCATTATCTCTAGAGCAAAGGAATTGAATTATACACCTTCATCATTTGTTTCATCTAGAGCCTTAGTTTATGTAATATTAGAAACTAATGGTAATGTTCCAACTGTTACAATTCCTAAAGGAACAGAAATTACTGGTAGAATTGATTCAGATTCATTTGTTTTTTCTCCAGAAGAAAATATTGTTGTATCTGGTGCTAACTCCCAATTCGTTTCAGATACATTTTATATATATGAAGGAGCATACGTTCAAGATGTATTTGTAATGGATTATTCCAATGAAAACCAAAAATTTATTATGACGAATCCTACTATTGATACATCTTCACTTACAGTTACAGTTGTAGAAGATGATGGGACGGTTCTTCAATATGAAAGATCTACATCTTTGTTTGAAAAAGATTTTTCATCTAAGATATTTTTCCTACAAGCATCTAGAGATGAAAAATATGAGATTCTTTTTGGTGATGGGGTTATTGGCCGTAAACCTAAAGATGGTGCTGTAATTACTTGTGATTATAGAGCTACTAAAGGTGAATTACCTAATGGCATATCTGAATTTTCTGATGCTGGAGATATAATAGATTTAGCTGGCGTAGACAGTGTTCAAATAGTTGCAGTTCAACCATCAGCTGAAGGCCAAATTTCAGAAAGTAACGAATCAATTAAACTTAATGCTCCTATCGCATTTTCTACGCAAGAGCGGGCAATCACAGCTTTAGATTATGAAAATTTATTAAAGACTAATTTTGAAGAAATAAACACTGTTAAAGCATATGGAGGTGAAGAGCTTGATCCTCCTGAATATGGTAAAATATTTTTATCAGTAGATTTAAAAGAAGTAGATGGTCTTCCCGAGCGAAGAAGGCAGCAATATTATGATTTTTTAAAACCTAGATCTGCTCTTAGTTTAGATGTTTTCTTTGTTGATCCAGATTATATGTATATTGAAGTTGAATCTTCAATTAGGTATAATGTAAATCTAACTAATTTATCTCCAGAGTCACTTAAAACGGTTATTGTAAATGCAATAGAAACTTTTAATGCTACATTCTTAGATAAATTTGGAGTTATTTTTAGATATAGTAATTTTATTAATGCAATTGATGAAGCAGATGCTAGTATTTTAAGTAATGATACGGGGACAAAATTATTTAAATTTCTAACACCAATTATAAATGTTCCAAGTAATTATACAATACAATTTTATCAACCACTTCGTAATGATTTTTCAAATAAAGATGTTGTTCATCCTTCACAATATATAGCAACATTATCTTCAGATCAATTTATTTACAATGGTCTTTTAGCATCTTTAGAGGACGACGGCGAAGGAAATGTTGTTATAATACGTGAAGAAGGAGATGATCATGTAGAATTAATAACTACAGGTACTATAGATTATGAAAAAGGCATTATAGAATTAGTTAATTTAAATATTAGCCCAGCTCCAGGTTCTGGCGGCCAGATTAAAATTAAAGTCCTACCCAAAGCAAGAGATATCAATTCAAATCTTAATAATATATTATCTATACGCCCGCAGGACTTGAAACTTACAATTATTTCAGAGAGAGTATAACAAGTGAAAGATATTTTTCCTTATATATCTCCGCTAATTGAATCTCAATTTCCTGAATTCTATAAAGAAGAAGGCGAAAACTTTATTGCTTTTGTAAAGGCATATTATGAGTGGTTAGAAACTGAAAATAATGTATTATGGCATTCGCGCAGACTCTTAAATACATTTGATATTGATGATACTTCTGAAGATTTTATTGTATACTTTAAAGAACAAATTTTAAAAAATGTACAATTTACTACTGCATCAAATAAACGATTATTTATAAAAAATGCTTTAGATTTTTATAGATCTAAAGGAACTCCTAGAAGTATAGATTTATTTTTTAAGTTAGTATATGGAAAACCTGCAAAAATAAATTATCCTGCAGATCATATTTTTAGATTATCTGATAATACTTGGAAAATACCTACATATCTTGAAATTTCAAATAGCCCATATAATAAATCATATAATGGAAAGCAAATACGTGGATTGACTTCTGGATCTACTGCTTTTGTTGAAGGATTTACTACAAGAAAGATTAATAATAATATATTAGATTCATCTGGTAACCCAATACAAGTATCTAAACTTATTAATATTCTTTATATAACAAATTTATCTGCAGATTTTGAAACTAATGAAACTATAGTACATGATGGTATAGATGATCCAGAGAGAGCTCCTAGAATAATTGGATCGGCTACTTCTTTATCTGTTCTAACTGGAGGCGCTAACTATAAAGTAGGAGATATTGTTGAATTAGAATCAGCTTCTGGAATCTTAGGAAAGGCTGTTGTTCGTGAAACTGAAGATGCATCAGGACAAGTTAGATTTGAGCTGATTAAAGGGGGATGGGGATATACAACTAGTCCGAATATTATTGTAGCTCCAAAAACCGTAAGAATAGGAGACATTTCAACTATTAATAGAGGTGGAATATATCCTTATGAAATATTTGAACATTTAGATCAACCATTAGGTAATGCACATTTTATTAGTGCAAATTCTGAATTATTTCAAACAATAGAAATTGGTGATACTCTAAAAATATATGATGATGCTACTTATAAATCTAATATTAAACTAATCACCTCGGAATCAATTAGTCCATTTTCAAATGGTGATTTATATTTTTCGGTAATATCTGGAGATTCGGCTGATCAATTAGACACGGATATAGCAGCAGATACAGACCAATCATATCAAATCAGAACATCTGACGATGCAGTTGTTGCAAATGTATCATCTTTTATTAATTTATCTGCTTTTGCAAATATTATAGGATTTAAAGATACATCTACAGTTATTATTAATGATATTGTCGATTCGCTTAGTCCGACTGTTGGTGAAACTATAGAACAAAAAAATACACAAAGAACTTGGGCGACAGCAGATGTAGTTTCGTGCGAAAAAGGTGGATCAACAACAACTCTTACTGTTAATAATTTCCGTGGTGCCTTTATAGATGATATTAGTTTTTCAACTAATGATTTTGATTTCGTAAGTTCAGCGAATCTTTCTACAGCGAATTCAGATATAAATTTTGATCAATATGAACCGGGTGATCAAATAATAGTTACAAATAGTACTGATAATGATGGAACTTATACAATTAGAACAATTTATAGTCCGCAATTATTAGAAATAGTTGAGGGGTGGCCAGGTACTACTGGTGTAGATTCTAACTATATAAACATTACAACTAATTTTAGAATTACTGGTCAATCTTCTGGAAGTAATTCACATCTTTCTTCATATGACTATATAGTCGGGTTAAATGAAACATCCGATACATCTGTAGTCGAAGTAACTTTTACATCTCCATTGGGAAGTGATTACTCCAATAACGACTTAGTAACATTTACTCCTGTTAATGGAGGAAGTGGAGCAGCTGCTAATGTTCAAACCGATGTATCTGGAGGAATCACTGGAATAACTATGATACGAAATGGTATAGGGTATTTAGTTGCTCCTACTGCAGGTATCAATAGTGAAAATCCTAGTGCTACTGGAGCCAATGGTAATTTAACTTCTGTATTAGGGAATCCGTTTGATTACCAATATACTGATACTTTTGTCGTTTCAGAAAGTTCAAATACTAGTGGTTATATAGAATTTATTCCGACTGGTAGCTTGGCATCGTTTACAGTAGCCTCTCTTGACGATGAAGAAGAAAATATAACAGTTTGGACAGATATTATTAATGGTATAAATGTTTATGGGCAAATATATGCTGATGAGGTATCTGGTACTGGTTTTGGAATAGATATTGATAGTGTAGAATATGGGTTTCCTAAATTACCTACAGCAAATTTAACAAATGGGACAATAGAATCTACACTAGGTCAAAGTACGTTAACAATTGGATCTATTGCAGCTATAACCACATCAAACCCAGGTGAAGATTATAATATTTCTCCAATAGTTACGGTTATTGAACAAGACATTTATAATTTTAAATTAAATGATTATCAAATTTCTACGACATCTACTACTTCTGGTTTTTTAAATGGAGAAAAATTAGATTTTAAAGTAAGAAAAGTATTTAATGCAAATACTGATATAGATGATTTAAATGATTTAATAGTATTCGGAGGACATCCTTTTGCGAATGGAAGTCAAGTTACATATACTACAGATTTAGGAGCAACAGCACTTACTGGTTTATCAACCGGAGGTACTTATGAAATTTCAATTCCAACTGGTAATACTACAGCTGTGGGACTAAAAACAATCCCAGCTGGTACAACTATACCTTTAGCTCCAACTTCAGAACCAGGTTTTAACCATTATTTGACACCAACTTCAACTCAATTACTTGCTGAGATAGATGAGATTGTAGACAATAATACGCTTAGTGTAATTAGAAAAACGTTAGTCAGTACTGACTATCCTACGGCAAATACTATAATAACTGGAGAATCATCAGGGTATTCAACAGTTATCTGGAATATTACACCTACAGATTCAATTACTGGGTTAAATGCATCAATAAATGCTAGTACAGTTACTGCTAATGGAGTAGTTACAAAATTAGATGTATTTAATTCTGGATTAGGATATCAATATTTCGATGTGGTCAATTTCAATCGTATAGGCACAAATGAGGACACGGGTACTGCTAAAATATTCTTAGGAAAACAAGGACAGAGTGAAGGTTTTTTTAGAAATCAAAAATCATTTTTGAGTGGTCCCGATGCGTATCTCCAAGATGGAGATTATTATCAAGAATTTTCTTATGAAATTGAAAGCTCTATTCCTTTTCAGACTTATTTCGATATGTTAAAAAAGGTCTTACATTTAGCTGGAACAAAAATGTTTGCATCGACTTCAATTGGTGCAGATGTTGAAACTGTGATTACTAGTAGTAAACAATTTGAACGGACTATGGGTTTTAATCCAAGTACCGATATTATAACTGCTCCAGGAGATCCTACTAATTATATAGTAATAGATCAGCATGGATTTGTAACCGGAAATACTGTAATTTATACGTATGATCAAGGAAATACAGCTATAGACGAGTTAGTATTTAATCAGGAATATCTGATAAATATTATAAATTCAAGCGCTTTTCATTTAAATTATGCAAATAATATTGAAATAGATTTTGATAACGCTCCATATCCAAATGAAGTCGGGCATTTCTTTACAATAGTACCTTAAAGAGACATCGATGGCAAAATTAACTACAAAGAATTTTAAACTACACCACGTAAGACAGTTTATAGAATCTATTACAGAGCCTTCAAATACTGTTTACTATGTATTTGCCGGAAATCCTGGAGATAGTTCTTTTGGTGTAGGAGCTCCACCTCAAATTGTTGAGTCAACTGATGACATGGTTACTCGTATATATGATGTTATGACTCATGCAAAACGTGTTACTTCATCTGATGTTACTGAGATGGTAAAACGCATCAATTGGCAAACTGGTACCGTATATGATCAATATGATAGCGATACTAACTTAAATGAAAAAAATTATTTTGTAGTAAGTCCATCTGGTAGTGAAAATAATTATTATGTATTTAAATGTTTATATAATAATTATGGAGCAGCATCTACTGAGCAACCTCAATTTTCAGAAACATCAGCCGATGATCCTTATTACGAAACTGCAGATGGATATGTTTGGAAATATTTGTATACTATAGACCCATATACTTTTAATAAATTTTCTACAGATGAGTATATTCCAGTAGTTGAAGATGTAAATGTAACCGCAAACGCTCAACCTGGAGCAATTGATATTATTCGGGTAAATTATTCTGGAGCTTATTATAATAATTGGTATTTAGGTCAATTTACTCCTGGTGATATCGGATATGGTGGCATCACTACAGCTATTAGATTGAATGCACCTTCTCCAGAACTAGCAAATATTTCTAGTATATCCGGAGACGGTAGTACAGTTACAGTTGTAACTAGTACAAGTCATGGGTATCTTGGTGGGGCAACTATCACAATTAATGGAACTACCAATTATGATGGAACCTTTACTAATATAACCGTTTTAAGTTCAGTCTCTTTTACTTTTTCTAGTACAATCAATACAGGTACTGAAAATGCTGGTACTACTGAACTTTATATAAGTAGCAATCCGTACACATCTTATACTACTAATTATTATAATAATTGTATAATTAAAATTACATCTGGTGTTGCCCAAGGACAATATAGAAAAATACTATCGTATTCTGGTCCTAATCGAATCGCAACAGTAGAATATCCTTTTGATGCTGATCAAGCCGATTTAGAACTAGCAACATATGAAATATATCCGCAATGTATTTTAACTCCTGATGGTAGACAGACGAATACAGCAATAGCTAGAGCTATTGTAGATCCTGCTACAGCTAATTCAATTTCAATAATTGAAGTTTTAGAGAAAGGATATAACCAACAATATGCTACTGCAAACGTTTATGCTGATACTGTAGTAAGAACTAGTAATACATTTTCAGAAGCAAATGTTAGTATAATTTTTCCTCCAAAGGGAGGACATGGCGCAGATCCTGCATCAGAACTTAAATGTGATAGGTTAGGTGTATCAGTTAAATTTTCAAATAATGAAAATTCGCAAATATCAACTGATAATACTTTTAGAACTATTGGTTTATTAAAGGATCCTAAATTTTATAAAGTACGTCTTTCTTACACTGATACAATAAGTGGTGGGTCTTTTGTAGATGGAGAAGAAATTGCGCAATTAAATACATCTTATTTAGGTGGTAGTGTTGGTGTTGATTCATCTAATCTACAAATTTATTCTACTGGAACTTTTAGTGGATTGGGTGTTTTTTATGGAGCAAATACTCTTGGTCTTCCTACAGGTAATAATGATCCAGGTAGTAGTAAATGGTATGAATTGACATTTGCAAATAATGATATTATTAAAGTTACGAATGTTGTAGTTACAGCTACGGCTAATGCTGAAACGTTTGCAAATGGAAATATGGTTGAAGGACCTACTATTACAGGCGCTGGATTTGGGTTTAGTGATCCCCTTACTCCAGTAGTTGAAGTCCAAAATACAGTAGCAGGTTATACTAGATATTTAAGTTCAAATAATATTATTGAAGTCGCTAATGGAATACATACTAGTGGTGCAAATGGTAAAAATTATTCTATTGGTGATTATTTTGTGGTTGATACGACATTCATTAAAGACGCAAATGTTGTAGTTACTCAAGTAACTGGAGACGGAGCTATTGCCGAATTTCAAGTAGTAGATGCCGGTAGAGTACTAGGAAATGAAGTTGCTCCTGGAGGTATTGAAATAACAGCTGGGGGAACAACATACACAAATAATGATCTTGCTGTTATTGATGCTCCATATTTTGGTTCTGATACAGCTACTGCTAATGTATTAACTGATGGATCTGGAGTTGTAATAGGATTAACTTTTACTAATACAGGTTCAGGATATACATCTATTCCGACTATAGATTTAACTGGAAGCGGAGATGGTTTAGCTACTGCTACTGCTAAGATACAATCAAAAGGAACTACATATGCAGCTTATAATTCATTAGGTGAGAACGCCAATGGAGCAGAAGTTGTATCTATCACTGTTGATAGTGCTGGACCAGATATTTACGATAGTACTAGAGACCGAATTAGTATAGTTAGTCCAACTACAGATGGGCATGCTAATGCCGGATTTGCAAATACAGCAACCGGTAATTTAGTAAGTGTAACATTAGATACTAATGGCAATCCTACTTCTAATAATTTCGGTTTTACTATATCTAATACTAATATAGTTATAGCTGCAAATAGTAGTGATGGAAATATTAGATATTTTAATTCTAGCGGTATTGTTTCTAATTATGCTCTAGTCGAAGCCAATCCAAACACATCTATTTCAGCCTTAACTGCATCTGCTAACGGCGGAAATTATGATAGTACTATGGTCGGTAATATTATAATTGAAGATGGTGGAATTGGCTATGATAGTACTGCAGATAATACATTAACTTTTGGCGGAGCTCCATCAACAGCGGCTACAGCTACGTTTACTAATAACGAAATAGGTAAAATTATTAGTATAACTATCAGTGATCCAGGTAATGGTTATGGGTCTGCTCCATCAGTCACTCCTGCTTCTGGTGCAGGGGGAATAGGAGCTACACTTACTTCTAGCTTATCAAATACTATAACTATTACATCAAATACATTTGATAGTGGTTATGGGGCCGTTGTTTATTTTAATAATACTGCAACTGGAAACGTAGCTAGCATTTCTATAGCTAATGCAGGATTTGGTTATTTGAATACCCCAACTGCTATAATCCAAGATGCTAATACTCTCCACGATCATGTTGGATCGAATACAGCGACATTTACTATTACTTTAGACGGCGGAACTGATATTTATGCAGGGACTGATACTATATTAGCTACAGGACCAGATGTTAATCCCAATTCAAGTGCTGATTTAACTGTAAGCTCTGGCGAAATTACTGCAACAGAAGTAACGGACTCAGGTGCTGGATTTTTTCCAAATGTTATTCCAGAATATTATGTAATAGATTCTGGTGGAGCGGATATTCGTCGATTAAGTTCAACATTAAAAACTTCTATTATTCGTGATTTTGATGAAACATTTACTGGAAATACAACAGGATTATTTTCAAATACTGATGTCCTATATGTTTCTGGAGAAAACCATCAAGCAGTTGCAAATGTAGCAACAAATCCAGCTGGTTATTTGACATCATTAACCTTATCAGATTCTGGATCTGGAATTCCAGATCATGCATTAATGGAATTGGCAGTATATGATAGTTCTAATACTAATATTCGTAGATTGAATGATACTATTGTCGATAGTATTAGTGTTACTGCTGGTGGCAAAGGATATAATAATAATCATATTTTAGTTATTGATTCTGGCGATGGAACTTCAAATGCTACTTTTTCAGTTACAACAAATCTTGATGGAGAGCTTGTGAGTTTTACTCCGATTGATCGTGGTAGTGGTCAAAAGCCGGCTTATATTTCTGGAGCTAAAATTATAGATGCTGGAACTGGTTATGACAGTACTTCTGATGTATTTTCAATTGAAGGTGGCGGAGGATCGGGTGCTACCCTAGCCTTTTCTAATAATGGATCCGGTGTAATTGATCAGGTATATATTACTAATTCAGGTATAAATTATAATTGTGCACCAAGTCTTGTATTTACAACAACTAGTGGAACGAATGCTCAAATTCAGTTTGATATTATCAAACCGTATAAAGTTAAATTATTTACTGATTCATCATTGAATACTATTGCTGAAAGTACAGACGGTAGTTGTTATGAAGTTGATGTAAATATGATTAATACTCCAACAGTTTATGCCAATTTAGCTTATGCAACGGTTGCAACTGCTAATGTAGTTGAGCCGGCTGATTTGCAAATAACTAAACAAGAAAGTGCTAATTTATTTTTTGTAGCGCAATCCGCTCCTTCACATACTATAAGTCTTACTAATCAATCAACTTCATTTGATATTTCAATTAGTCCAGATGATTATATTTTCATTCAATCGATTGATGGGACTAGTGACTTATTACAAGTCGATAGTGTTTCTAATTCTTCGTTTTTAACTGTTAAAGATTTTCCAAGTTTTACTGAACAAGGCGCTGCGATCTCAGTGGTCACAATTAATGCACAAGGTATTATTGAAGACCAAGGATCTGGATATATAGATGTTTCAAACGCAGTAGGAACATTTACTACAGGAAATACTATAATCGGATTTGATTCAGATGCTTCAGTCCCAGTAAGTTCTATAACTTACAATGGAATTGCAAAAACTAATTTAAATATTAATCAACTTTTTGCGTATAAATATACAGTAGCTGGAGCGTTTCAAGAAGACGAAATTATAGTTGCGGTTGATCCTTTACTGGGAGGCGATGGAACAGCTAGATTTCATTCACTAAATACTGGTACTAATGAATTGTATGTAACTTCCCCGACTGGGCAATTTATTGCAGGACAGGACTATAAAGGTTTAGATTCTGCAGAAACTGTTACAATTGCTTCTGGATCTGATATAAAATACGAAGGTGATTTAGTCCGTGGATCCGGTGACATTATTTACGTTGAAGATTTAGACACAGAAATACAACGAGCCAATAATCAATCAGAAACTATTAAAGTAATAGTGGAGTTTTAACGAATGCCAATCCAAACTGATCTTAATGTAAATCCGTATTATGATGATTTTGACCCAAATAAAAATTATTATAAGATTTTATTTAAGCCTGGAATAGGTGTACAGGTTAGAGAAATTAACCAGCTCCAAACGCTTTTACAAAATCAAATAGAACATTTTGGCGATAATATCTATCAAAAAGGAACTATTATTGCTGGTTGTAATTTTATTTTCCATAATCCATTAAAATATGTTAAAATTAAAGATAATGAACCTGACGGTACTCCTATAGTTATAACTGATTATAAAGGTAAACTTATTAAAAGTGTTAATAATGGACTAACCGCAGAAGTCGTCGAAGCGCAAGAAGGATATGAAACAGCTTCACCAGATTTAAAAACGTTATTTGTAAAATATTTAAATACCGGGACATCTGGTGAAACTGAATTTACACCAGATGAAAATATTCTTGCGTATACTTCAGGTGATTTAGTAGAAGATATTGATATATTTAATGGATCAGCTGGTTTTTCGAATGACGATATTGTAGTTCTAACTAGCGCAATTACAGTATCAGATCGAAACCGAGGGCAAAATTTTGGAAATACTTTTTCAGTAGGTGAAACTCTTATTACTCAAAGCGGCGCGACCGTTCAAATTTTTGAAATAGATACAGATTCGAGCGAATATACTACTGTACTTAGAGTTAAACCATTAGCATCACAATTAAAGTTATCAAATAATACTTCTTGGGAATTACTAACCAATGAACAGTTTTATACGGATACAAGTAATATTACTGGATATATATCTGGAATTATAGGTGGAGGAGCTACGGCTACACTTGTTACTAATCAACTTGGAGGAATTACAACGTGTATTCCAACTAGTGGAGGAAACGGTTATAGCATAGCTCCTCATGTATCAGTATCATTTGCTATTCCGGATATAAATGCAAATGAAGGATTAATAGACGCATTAAACATAGAAGCTAAAACTTATAAAGCTACGGCTATAGTAAATGATTCTCTTGATTCAACCGGTAATGGATACGGTTTTAGTATTGGACCAGGAGTTATATATCAAAACGGATATTTTATTAGAACTGCTGGAGATTTTATAGTTGTTGATAAGTATACCGACCAAACAGATAAAGTTGTTGGTTTTTCAACGTCTGAAAAAATTAGAAACTATTTAGATGATGATAGTTTATATGATAATGCAACTGGAACTACAAATGAAAATGCTCCAGGCGCTGATAGACTAGAGCTTATTCCAACTTTAGAAGCTATAACAAAAGACCAAGCTTTAGCTAATGCTGAATTTTTTCCAATTGTAGAATTTTCAGAAGGCCGGCCGTTTAAACAAAATGATGTTACTGTTTTTAATGTAGTTGGCGAAGAACTGGCTAGACGGACTAAAGAAGAAAGCGGTGACTATGTTTTAGATGAATTTCTAGTTCGTACTAATTCTACAGAAACAATCGAAAAGGATGCAACAAAATTTGAAGTATCGGTTGATCCCGGCAAAGCTTATATCGAAGGCCATAGAGTAGAAACTGTAGATAATTATTCTGTAGAAATTGATAAGGGTACCGATACTAAACAAATTTCATCTAATATACAATTAGATTATGGAAATTATTTTGTTGTAAATGAGTTAGCTGGATCATTTAATTTTGGTGTTGGAGACATAATTGAAATTCACGGTGGAAGCGCTCCATCATATTTAAGTAGTTTTGATGCGGCTAGTACTATTACTTCACCAGGGAGTCAAACGCATAAAGCTAGAATAAGATCTCTACAATTAACGCGTGGCGAGGCCGGAACACCAGGTGCAGAATATCGATTATATGTGTATGATGTGACCCCAACTAGTTCAACATCTGCTCCATTAAGAGATGCTACTTCAATTTATTATAATGGAACTCCTGCAGGTATTGCTAATATTGTTCAAGAAGCAGGAATAACTCGTTTATACGGAACAAATGCAAATGAATTACTATTTGATAGTGGCGGAGCGGCACTTAAATCTATAGAAGATTTAACTTATACTTATAGAACTGAAAAAAATAATGGAACAGTTATATTATCAACAAATGGAAATATTAATGTAAATTTAACGGCGCAAGGTGAAACTTTTAATTATGCCGGAACAACTTTAACTGAACAGGAAAAACTAACACTTATTGCTTCTCCACAATCAACTGTTACATGTGCTAATGTTACAAGCGGTGTAAGTTCTATATCATTAAATGGAAATACAGTAAATGGAACCGCGACTACATTTTCTACTGATTTTGTTGCTGGCGATTACGTAAAAGTTGCTACTGCTGGTGGCGCATGGGCAAATATTGGTCGAATTGTTGAAATTAGATCAGATACTGAAATGCAATTAGCAACTGATATTGAAGGAGCTGCTACTATCACTAGTGCAAACGTAGCTCTTTGTTTTCCAGCAAATATACCAATCCCACTATATCTTAGATCTAATCGAACAGTGACATTAGGCTCTGCTAATACGACACTAAATATTAGTGTTGGCAATACTTCTATATCTGCAGATACAGATACTACTATTGCGTATGAAGCACAAACTACAGCTCCTGTAGTTACAAAAGAAATAACAAGAAAATCATATGTTAAGTTACATCCTAATACTGATTTAGATGGACCATGGAATCTAGGAGCATCAGATATAGTTCGTTTAAGGGGCGTATATCAAGGAGCGGTAACCGATGTAGATATCCAAAGTGTTTCAGGTGCCGGTCCAGAATATACTATAACCTTAGCAGCAGCTGTTCCATCTGATACTGTCGTAGGTGATACTATTTCTGATGAAGCCGCCACTCCAAAAATATACTCTATTACAAATATTGCCGGCAGCGATTTAACTGTTACAGATTTATTTAATAATGGAGTTTCTCCAGATTCTTCAGGCACATCTCAATCTCAAATTCAAAGTGTTAGTACTTCCGATAGCAATATTAAAAATAGTTTTTATATCGACCATAAGCAATTAAAGAATTCTTATGGAATTGGAAAATTATATAAAGTAGATAGTTTTACTTTAACCGCCTCAGACTTTCTACTAGTAGAGTTTGACGTTCTAATACATTCTGGTCCAGGCGTTAAGACTATTTCGTCTTATCCAATCGATGATACATTAAAATTAAGTGATAATACTAATGCTATACATACATTAGAAATTCCTGAATTTTTTAGTAATCAGAATCGCTATTTTGACCTTAGAGATTATATAGATTTTAGACCTAGATCGCAAAATACTACAACAATAACAACAGTTGCATCAGAAGCTAATATAGATCCAACGCTTAATACTTATGAAGACTTATATGATTTAACTGTTGAAAAGAAATTTCCATCTCCATCATCATCATGTTCATTTACAATGACAAAATATCTAAGTAGAATTGATACTATTTACGTAAATTCAGCTGGAGATTTTAATGTAGTTAGAGGATATAGTTCAGATAATCCAGTGGCTAAACCGAGAAAACAAACTGGTTTATTTTTAAATAATATTATTATTGATGCGTATCCTTCAATACCTAGATCTAGACTTCCAGAAATAACTCAATATATTAATGGAAGAAGTATTTCTAGTGGTCAAAGGCCATTAGTTAGAATAGGAAACTTTAAAGCTAGAGTTGGAGATGAAACTAAAAGATTAGACGAAGTACAACCAAAAGGTTATACTATGTCTGAAATCGGAGGTTTAGAAAGAAGAATTGCTGACTTAGAATATTATACTGCTCTTTCATTTACTGAAAATGAAGTAAATAATTTACAAATACCTGGTAGTACTGGAATTAATAGATTTAAATTTGGTTTCTTTGTAGATAATTTTACTACAGATAATTATTTTGATTGGAGAGACAATAAAAGTAGATCTCAAATCCATGCTTTTAGGTTAAAGCCTAAAAAGAAACAACGTAAGATTAGATATAAATTTAATGAAAATGATACTACTACTTCTAATTTATTAACTGAAGGCCAAATAAAATTTAATTCGAATCCCGAAGCTATAGTAGAACAACCGATTGCATGTGAATCTGATACTGTATTAGTTAGAACCACTCAAACGATTAAAAGAACTGATATTGACAGTATTCAATCAATAACTACTGAAGTTAAAGAAATAACTAGAACTGAATACGAACAGTCTCAAAAGACTATTAAAGTTGCAGTTCCTTATATTAAAAATACTGGTAATAGGAATTTACCTAGACGAGAATATAATGATAGCGGCTATAGTAATTTAAAAGTAATTCATACTTTTACAGTTGGTAAATTAGCTGGAACTATATATGCGTTTTCTCAAACACAAGGTCAGCATATAGCATTACAACGAAATGTTAATGGCGTATGGACTTATGTTTGTTCAACACAACATAATAGACGATTTATAACATTTACAAATAACGGATGGTATGCTAAATTTAATTATCCATATACACCTACAATTAGTGGAGGAACTGTAATAAATAGACAGTTTAGATGGGTAGTAACTCCTAAGGGACAGGGATGGTCTGGAGATAGGGGTAAGGCACTCAACTTTGTTAATGGATATTACCCAACTACATCTGATGCTGTTAGATATGATACACAAACTAAAACTATTACTGATGAAAATCAAGTAACTGATACAGTAACTGAAGTTTTAGAAAGCACTGAGATTGAATCTTCATCAACACAAACAATAGTTTCTGAATTATTTAATTCAAATAGAACTAGTTTAGTTCAAATTGATAATTTATTTGATACCGAAGCTAGTTTAAATACACCATATATAGACTTAGTTAAATATATACGTGAAGATTTAGATGATAATCCAGATCCCACAGTTTATACAGATTCTACAACTTCAGAAGATTTACCATAGGAATTATAAAAAATGGCAACATTTAATATAAAAGTTTCAGGATACGATTCTGTTACAAGATCTGGTGCAAGTGGCGTTACTTCATCAACTGCGCCATCTAATGGAGTATTTTATTCTGCAGTATATACTGTTACTGGATTAAAGCCTAATTCAAATTATGATTTTTATGTCAATGATCAAAAAAAGAATACTTCTGTTAGTCAAGGCGATCATAGTTCGTATATTTTAGACGGTATTAAAAAGGCTCAAAGCTGGGGATCATTTTCGGATATTGGGTTTTTACTAAAATTTGCTCTTCAGGGGCAACTTAGAGCAGCTGGAGTTACGACATTAGGCCCGGTACAAGGTACATCATCTGCAGCTTTAACAACATATATTAATCAATCTATTTCAAAAATTGGAGAAAATACATCATTAAGAAGTGATTCAAGTGGTAGAATTAGATTTACTTTTTTTCCAAGTATGTCTGGTTTTTTTACTGTAGGCATTGGTCTTGGTGGTAGTAGTACTGCTTGGAATATTAAATCTTTACAACTAAAAGGTCCTAGTGCAGTTACTATAAGTAAACCAGCTCCTAAACCATTACCACCGCCTGAACCTGCTATTCCACCCAAACAAGAAAGTACTACAGTACAAAAAAGAATTTCAACTACTACATATGAAAATGCATTTCCAGAAGATACTTTAGCATCTGAAGTATCTTTATATTTTGATTTTATACAAACATTTTATTTAGATCCAGCAAAAGTAAACAATGTCGATACTGTAGCATTGCATAGTGTTGATTTATTTTTTACGAAAAAGCCTAATAGGCAAGCTAATATTAATCAATCTAATATACAAGATCCTGGTTGCCATATTTATATTTGTGAAGTAGAAAACGGTGAACCAGATCTTCGTAAAACTTATATTACGTCTAAAGTTCGATTAGATTACGAAACTATAGCAAAAGATCTAAATGCAGAAGTTGCAACAAATTTTGAATTCAAAAATAGTATAGCATTAAAAACTGGTAAAAGTTATGGTATTGTTGTAAATTTTGAAGATCCAAATTATACTTTAGGAATTGCCAAAACGGGTTCTAAAATTATAAGTGGAGAATCTTGGGCAAGTACATCATCAGCTACAGCTGGAACTGAGAGCGGTACTACACTTGCTACTGGAGATATATATACTGGTAACTATAGACCTGGAAAGTTGTATAGAGCAAGTAATTATGGAGAAACTGATAATAATCCATTAACTTCAGAAAGCTTATATAGAGCCTTAAATGATAGTGATCTTAAATTTAGAGTAAATATTCATAAGTATGATACTAGTGCGGGCACTCAAACAATTGAATTAGTAAATCATGATTATGAATTTGCTAAAGTATCTTCGTTTCCACTTAATAGTTTAGACCAATCTTTTTTTATTGAAGATTTACTATATGTTGATTATGGTAATCCTTCGGCAAATGTTTTTTATGCAGCCTCAGCTGATTTGTTTGAAGTAGCAGATTCGGTTGCAGTTCCTCCAGCAACATCAACTATAGTATTCAGACCAGAAACTAGTTCTGTTGATATTGGTGGACAAACGGTTCAGGTAATATCTCCAACTGAAGATGAACAAAGATTAAATCAACTAGAAGATTATCTATTAGCTCCAGGCCTTCAATATAAAGAAAATCAATCACGAAATTTTACAGGATTAAATTCATTAGAAAATAACTTTATTATAGCTCAAAATATTAATAAAATTAGTTTACCATCTAGCGCAGGTAATGATCCTATAATCAAAGATGGTTATCATATCACATACGCATTATCAGTTTCTTCTTCTGATAGACCAGAAGAAGTTGCTTTAACTGATTTAACAGAATATCATAATATCGATACCTCAACATTTTTTCCAAATAGCTTTTATTATACATCAAATTCAAGTGGAGTTTCAATTAGAGACGACGATATTTTAGTTAGACCAGCAGTAATGTATATGGTTGATGATATTGATTACACTACAAATACAGTAACAATGCTAGCTAGCGATCCTACAGTCGCAATTTCAGCAAATGGTATTAATGATGTCACTTGGACTGGTGATACAAATTGGTCTGCAGGAGATGTTATAACTGTTACCGGTGGAGATGAAGACGGATATATTACGGTATTAGCTAATACTTCAGGCGGTAATATTGCATCCTTAGTAATTACTAATCCTGGTTCAGGACTTCCTTCTTCACCAACAGTTATTCTTCCAACTGATGCTGGCCAAGCTGCTACTATTACCGTAACTCCAGGGGCTCAGCTTGTTTCATCAATCACTGGGCTAAGGACTAATATTTCTGAATTAACAGATTTAAATGTCGATGAAATACTTCCTAATTTTGGTTTTAGAACCAGGAACGGAACTATATCCCCATTAAGAATTAATTATGCCCATGATCCATCTAGTGATAATAATTATACTTTAACAGCGGCTAATCAAGAAGAAATTGATAATGATTCTATATTATCAATTGAAAAATATAATGCTACTCTTTTATCTAGATCAAATGAAATAGCAAATAATTCTTCTCTTGGCGTTTCTACGTCTGAAGGAAAGAGTTCACTTATATCTTTTGATCTTACTATCAATAATGAATATGAATCTCCAGAAATACTTTCGTCTTTTGCTACTGTTTATACTTTTGAAAATCTAATTAATAATGATTCTACTAATGAGTATCTTCCAGATTCAGGAAATGCTGATTCTAGATATATAAGTAAAAGAATTGAATTTGCAAGAGATAGATACGCCGAAGATGTTAGAGTCTTTTCTACCTTATGGAGACCATCTGGCACAAATGTTAAATATTATTTAAAAGCACACAATTCGGCTGATGAAGAAAGTTTTGATGACAAATATTGGACCGAGTTAGAAGTTAAAGATTTTACTCTTGAAAAAGAATTTAGTAGTTTAGATAATCCTAGTGATTTAGTTGAATATACTTTAGGCCTAAAGCCTTATCCTGAAATTAATACTCCATATGATGGAACAGTAACGGTTACTGGAACTACAGTCACTTCTTCTGGACCATTGGATTTATCTACTACTGGATTAGATACAGGTTCTATTGTTGTTCTTTACGATGAAGAATTTCCGGAAACTACATATATTGTATCAAGAGTTACAAGTACTCCAATTGCAGGCTCATTTAGTATTTCTGATAATATATCCAATGTTAGTATTACTAGTGCAGTATTAAGAATTGCAAATACTAGTAAACCTTATGAAGTTTTTAGTGATGCCCAAAACGGAGGATTTGCTAGATATTTTACAGAAACTGGTGATGACTTTTTAACATATAATTCTATGTCAGTCAAAGCAGTTCTTTTATCTAATACATCATTTGTAATACCTCATGTTGAAGATATTAGAGCAATTGGAGTATCAGTATAATGGCTTATTTAAAAACCGATCAACCTGGATTAGTGCGTGACTCGTCTACTCATGCTATTATAAATAATAATGATATAGAATATAAATCATTTATACAAAATCGAAAAAATTCGAATCAAATTGAAGAAATTGAAAATAATCTTACAGAATTAAAGCAAGATTTTATAGATATTAAAATCATGTTAAAAGAACTATTAAATCGGAAATAACCCATGGCTAATTTTTTTGCAAACGTAGATACAACAGACACGTTTTTTACATGGTTTGATAAAACTAATACATTATTAAATTCTTTAGCTACTGAAACTATTACGGCCAATAGCACTTTCGGGTTAACTGGCGGAGACGAATACATATATGCTGTTGTAAATGGTCAATTTACGTCGACAGTTTTAGTAGCAAAT